GCTTCATCTCCTTGCTTTCGTCCGGCTGGTCGATGACGGAGCAGAGCACTTCCTCCCACCCCAGGTCTCGCAGAACCACAAGGCGCTGATTACCACCAATGCAGCGCATATTGTGGAGGTTAACGACCGGCGGCTCCACCATGCCGTTAAGCTCAATGCTCCGACGCAGGGCCTTGTACTCATCGCTTCCGCGCTCGATGTCCTCACGGGGGTTATATGGGGCGGCCACGATGTCGGAGAGCTTCAGCATCTCCAGTCTGGTTTCATACTTCATCGAAAAGCCTCCCTTTCAGCTCCGCGCAGACAAGCTCCTGGGTAAAGCCCACCTTTTCCCGGACGTCTGCCATAAGGTCCTCAAACTCCGCTTCCTCCAGACGGAAAGAGAAGTCGCCCACGATACACTTAATGCCGTCTGCGGTGTCCTCTTTCTTGCCCAGGGAGGGCGGTTCCTCATCCTCGCCCAGCTCGCCGCCGATTTCCCCCAGGAGATCGTCAATGTCTGCCTGGGTAAAGCCGGTGGCGAGCAGGTTCTCTCCATCGTCGATGAGCTGCTGGATGATGTCGGCCAGTTGGCCGTAGTCCCATTCTCCATCCAGCTTGTTCAGGGCGATGCACAGCGCCTTGGCCTGGGCCTCCGGCATATCCACCACGACGGCGTTTGTCTCCGTCTCCCCGGCGGCCAGCAGGACGGAAAGCCGCTGGTGTCCTCCGATCAGGCAGTTGTCCCGGATGTTCACGATGAGGGGCAGGACCAGGCCGTTTTCCTCAATGCTCGCGTCCAGGGCTTTATACTCCTGGTCCTTGGTCGTGAGCTGCACCCTGGGGTTGTAGGGGGCCGGTTTGATGTCGGCCAGCTTGATTACTCTGGTTTCCACGCTTCCACTCCTTTCAGATTTGGGCAATAAAAAAGCGGGGCGCTCTCGCGTCCCGCCTGGTGGCTGATATTCAGTTATCCGAATAAGCTGCATTGGTCGAAAGCCGGGACCCTCGCCATGCCCGCCGATTTGATGAAGCGGTCATAGGGGGCGGCCTCGATACCGAACCGCGCATACATGGCCCGCGTCTTCGGATTGCTCTCCACCGCGTAGTAGTGCGCCCCCTCCGGGCCATTCTGTGCGCCGTGCCGGGGCAGGATAAAGCGCCGGAGGGCGCTCTCCTTGAAGACCGGAGGCTCCGCGTTGATGTCGTTGAAGTACCACTCCTGGGGCTGCCAGCCGGTCTTCCGCTTAATGTTCGCCATGGTCTGCTTCATCTGGTAGTCCGGTCTGGCCGTTACGATGATAACATAGTCATCCCGGATGGCCTCAATCAGATCGGCCCGGTACTCTTCGGCCTCCATGCGCCGGGAGAATGGCCGGAGCATTCGCGTGTCCGCCTGGTTTCCTACCAGGGTGTAGTTTAGATCGAGTAGGCAGATGTTTTTCATAGGTTAGTTACTCCTTTACTTTTTCCTACCGTAATTATACCACATTCCAGGGCTTTTGTCACAGGTTTTCCCAAAAAATATGCCGTGAACTTGGTATTTATGACGGTTTTCTCTACCCACACTCTTTCATTGTGGATGAGTATAACACAGATAAATTGCACCGTCAAATTGTAAAATTGCACGGCAAAATTGCAAGCCCTTATCTCAAGGCTTCCGCGCCGTATAGCCAGACTGCGACGCGCTGCACAAGCCTCTTTCGGTGCCGCCAGACGGTGGAGGTATCACACTCCAGGGCCTCAGCTATGTCCCTATCGTCCACGTCATCCAGGTACTTCCCGGACAGCGCCCGGTAATAGGGGTCATCCCGGACCGTGGCGAGCGCCCGCTCCAGGGTCTCAATCTCATAGCGGTCCGCCGCGATGGTGGCCTCCATGTCCATGAGAACGGCCTCCCATATCTCATCCGGGGTGAGCCGGTTCCCGTTCTTGACAAACCGGGTGATGCTCTTGCTCCGCTCTCGCGGCCCGTAGAGCTTGAACTCTTCCAGCCGCTCAAGGTCATCCTCCAGCTTGATTTTCAGGGTGGGCAGGCCGTAGAGACGGCGCTCAGTAGCCTTGAAAGCATCTTTGGCGGTGCGCTCGGCAGAGATGCGTCCGGCTTCAACGGCCTGCATGATGATGTCCCTGATGTTCTCCTGTGATTTGCCCATTGATTTTGTCGCCTCCCATGTGGTAAAATAGCTTTGTCACGGGCTGTCTTCCCTCCGGGGGAGGCGGCTTTTTTATATGCTCAGGGCTTCCCGCCCTTTATGATCTGGAAGTTTCTCCGGCGCGTCTCTGCGGCTCTCGCCCTCCGCTGCTCGACTATCCTCTGCATCTCAAGGTACTTTTCCGGGAACTTGTGCCTTGGGCAGTCCGGGCGCCACTGGCTGCGCTTGGAGAAGTCGCCGTCGTAGTGCTTGCACTCATCGCAGCAGAAGCAGATGTCCTCGGCGTTCTGGACCTCGCCCGGCGTTATGTACCACGCCTCCAGCTCTGCATTGTAGAGACAGTGATCGCAGGCGCACCCGTAGCAGCTCATGGCGTGTTGATGTCCACGGCGATGCACTCCACCCAGGGGAGGGCGTTATAGGCTTCCCGGGCCTCCTTGTCCGTCATGGAGAGAAATTCATCGTACCCCTTTACTTCGATGAGAACGGCCTCAACATCTTCATCGTCAAAGAAAAAGATGTGTTCCTCTGAAACCAGGTACTTTGTGACACTGGCCGGACCCCAGGCCCCCATCCAGCGAGCGCACCCGTCATCACAGACAATCTCGCTGTCCACCATCGGGACGATAGGCAGCTCCGGGTGGGCCTTAATCAGCTCCAGCAGATCAGAAATATACTTGTCCATATCTCATCCTCCGTGGTTCACTTGATGCCATTAACCGCCGTCTGGAGCAGAAAGCCCAAGAGATGCCAGACGCGGTCCTTGATTTTCTTCATGCAGATTTCGCGGCCCAACTTCTCATCGTAGTTTTCGGGGCTTACGCAGGAAGACGCCTCCACCAGCTCAAAGCCATTCCGCAGCATGGCCCGGACGATGGTGGTTTTCTCCCCGGCGGTCTGCGTCCAGGTCTCCAGGATGAAGTTATCCACCATCTCCTGACTGATGCTGGGCTTGCTGGCCCGCAGCTCCTTGTTGGTCTCCAGGGGCAGATAGGCCCGCTCAAACGTGTCCTTGGGGGACCAGCTCACATACCCATCAGCGTACCGGACGCGGTAGCCGTCCTCCACGCTGGGAAAGTTGGGGAACGCCTCGGACGGGTCATCGGTGATGGTGACGCGCCCCTGGCCGTCCATGCAGCGGTAGGCAGGCTCGGCCTCAATAATCTTGGTCCCGATGTACTGTTTCATTTCTCATGTCCTCCAGTAAAGATATTTTTGAGCCGGTCCAGCAGGCTCAGCCGCTTGTCGGGGTGGGTGTCGGCTTCCTCCTTGCTCCACACGGCTTCCAAAACGTAGTCCTCCCCGCCGTCTCCCTTGGTGTGGATGAACACCGGAGTAGCAGCGATGGTCTCCAGCTCCGCGACCCGGCGCTCCAGGTTGCGGAGACGGTGCTCCCGGCGGGCGCTCATCTCTGACCCTCCATCAGCTCGCCCAGGCGGTTTTTCACCCGGACCAGGATGTCAAGCTCACGCTGGGCCGCTTTCTGTGCGGCTGGCATAGCGGCCCGCAGCACCGGCGAGATGGCGCCCATGATGGCGGTGCTGCCCTCCGGTGGGTTGACTTGCTTCTCCCGCTTCTCAATGAGACCTTGGAGGTCTGCAAGAAGCTGGACGTCTTTCTGAAAATTACTCATGGTGTGTCCTCCAATCCCTCCAGGAACAGCAGCACACCAGGGCCGCCGATGCGGACCTCATAGGGCGCTGCCTCCTGGGGCGTGATGTACTTATGCCCAAACCGGCCTTTCATGTCCCGCCAGACTGTCCAGGGGACGCGGTAAAATCCCACGGACCCAAAGGAACACAGGACAAAGACCACGGCTCCGAATTGATGCGCCCGCTCCAGGCGCTCCGTCTGGTCCGCTGTCACACGGTCCTGGGTCATCTTCTCAACGTCGGTGTACTTGGCCTCGAAGTTGACCGCTCGGCCTCCGAACAGAAAGCCCTTGTAGTCGGCCTGGGCCGTGCTGGTGTAGTGCGCGATGAACTTCCCGCCGCCCAGGTCCTTAGTCGGTTGCATCGGCTCCGGCGTCTTCTCAATGTCCGCGATCTGGCGGCTCCGGTAGAAGTCGCAGGCCCCGTTTATCATCTGCTCAAAAAAGGCTCCCTGGGCGCGGTTCTTCCGGTTCTGGTATCTAAGGGCTGCTTTCGCCCTCTCGTTTGGTGTCATGCTCTAACATCGTCCTCCCCTCAGCCTCGGTGGAGAATACAGTCTTCCCCCAGGCATCCAGCAGGGCCAGGGTAAAGGGGATAGGCTCTACAATGCGGCGCGGGGTGACTACTCTGCCAAAGAGGAACTTCTCGGCCTCCCGGACCCCGTAGTGACAGGCCGGGTTATCCCGTACCCGCCATACCGTAGCGCCCAGGGGGACCGGCAAGCGCAGTAGCAGGCCCGCCGCCTCATCCCTCCGGTATTGTTCCAGCTCCCTCAGCGCCGCACCATAGATGCCCATTGTCTACTCTCCTAACTTTTAAGGCTTATTTGTTCGTTTTTTATGGTGTTTTCCACAAATTCCACACACTTCTCCACAGGACTTCGCCGCTCTCATCAGCTCATCCACCACGCGCCCAGGGGAAATACCCAGGCGCTCAGCCTCGGCCTCCAGGTGGTAGGCTGTCTGCGACGATACGCGGATGGTGATTTTCTTTCGATACTCGCTCATGCCTCGCCTCCGCCGGTAGGCCGGAGGTAGCCATTTTCAACGGCCATGGCCCGGATTTTACGGATGGTGGCGTCGCTGACCCGCAGGCCGGTGTCGCTCCTGGTAGCCAGGCTGTCAATAAAGCCGTTGATGACTTTCTCAAGCTCATCCTGTGAGATGACGATAGAGCGGTTGCGCCCTTCCAGCTCATCCAGGTAGGCGCAGAGCTGAGCGTCGGTCATCTTCCGCACCCGGATTGCCCGGTCGTGCTGCTCCTGTTCAAAGCCGGTCCTCCGGCAGCTTCGCTTCTTCAATAGTTCTCCCTCCAGTTATTTTCCGTCTACCCGTACCATGCCCTCCGGGTACTCCTGAATGAGAGGGCCGCCCCACAGGTCTTTCAGACTGTTTTTCATAAAGACAGGGACCCCGGCAGACTGAGCAACTTCCGTGATGGCCTCTACCCATTCCCGCTTCGGCTGCTTTCGCTTGCTTCCCGGCCCGGTCATGGCTCCGATGATGACCCAAAGAGGCTCGCCCAACCGCCGGAAACCGGCGCAGTCATCCGCGCTGAACGGCTCCAGCAGCGGCTCAATGCTCAAGAACGTGTTGACGCAGGAAGCTCCAAAGTATTCCGTTTCGGGGCTGGTGATCGTGGTCCCATACCAGAAGTTCCGCTCCATGGGAAGCTTCCCGGCGTGGCCCATGTCAAGATACCTCTGCGGGTTCTTGGTGAGGAACAGGTAAGTATGCTGCGGCGCTCGCTTGCAGGCGGCGAAGACATCCTCAATCCAGATGTCCGGCACCCACTCCCCGAACAGGTCTCCCATGCTGGAGACGAAGATCCGTGCAGGCGTCTTCCGCTTCTCAGGATAGTCCATGGTGTAGGCGTGATAGGTGGGGGCAAAGCCCTTGGGGTACGCGGTAGAGCGCGCAGGCTCCCCGGTTTCGTCGCAGAGCTTGGTAGGCTGCTCCACGTAGTAGCACCCGGTCCCCTTGGGTAGTACCTCCAGTGGCTCAATGATGGGCCGCTCGCAGGGGTGCGGGCCAAACCTGGACACCATGCGCCGGGCGTAGCAGTATTCGCACCCGTGCTTGCACCCCGTTACGGGGTTCCATGTGTGGCTGCACCACTCAATGTCGGTTTTGTGAATATTCATAGGTCAGTCTCCCTCGCGCTTGGGGGCGGTGGCCCCCATGTCAAATAAGCTGCATTGGTTCTCCATCATCTTCCGGTCGGCCTCTTCCTGCTTTATCTTCCGCAGGCAGCAGGGACCGTACCCATCCCGCAAGCCCTGGGAGGATGTCAGCAGACCTCCACACCGCTTGCACCGGCGGGCCGGGATGGTGAACACTTCATCGTGCATAGGCTACACTCCAAACGCGATTAGAATAGACAGGGCCAGCAGGCCCGCAGATGTAACCTTTGCGCCGTTGCTCCGGTCATTCATGGTCTTGCCCCCAAAGGTGTAGCAAAATCCAGAAAATGTAATCAGGATGAAGAGGGTCCACGTAAACAGCAGCATCGTCATTCACCCAGTAGCTCGCAAAGGTGCTCCAGCTTGGCAATCTCCATGTCGGTGTTGTCACCGAAGATGACGTGGAGCTGGTTCAGCATGATTTCCACATCGGCCCTCTCTTCGGAGATCGCCGCCAGGATTTCCGCCTCATCGCCCTGCTCATGGTCCTTGAAGCGCAGATACTTGAGTAGGGCCTTTTGCAGCTCGCTCATCTCTTCCACCGCCATGAGGATTTGAGCGCTCTCCCCGAACTGCTCCACGGCCTGCTCATAGAGGGCCATTTCCGCTTGCTCCGGGGTCTCATCCACTCCAGGCTGCGGACCGTCGGCGGGCCGGATTTCTGCCGCTCTCTTCTTGTCCTCGGCGTCGAGGATAGATGCCAAGATGTCAGATTTCAGAGTTAAAGCCGGGCGCACACCCCTGTCGCCGTAGTACGCGCCGTCGCGGCTGTTGAGGCCCCCGCCCGAGTACACGAAGCGCACGAAAGAGGTCCCGGAACTCTTCGAGGTCCCGTCCGGCGTGATGAGCCAGCACCAATGCT